ACAGTAAAGCTTATTGTGCTGCTGTTTTCAAAAATTATTGGACCATTGTCAAAAAATACAACTTCTGAAATCAAATCAACCTGAAGTGTAATATTTTTAGCTTCGTTTGCTATCAGTGCAAGTTTTTCTCGCTCTGACAATGTCATTCTCACATAATCAACACCGTCATAAGATCCATCTTCGTGAGAACCAATGTTGTGCAATGCTTCATCTATTTTTGCTGCTCTTAAATCACCGTTTGGCAAAAGTGACTGATCAAGTCTTACGTTAAGAGATCCTGTAGAGCCAATAGAAGCACGAAGTATTTCTGTATTGGCATCTACAGCATTATTAATGATCTGTTCTCTTTGATTAATAGCCTCAAGAGGCATATTATCATATGTCCAATAATATGGCTGTAATGGTTGGTACGATGGTATCGGTATTAAATCTATATCTGGCATAAATTATTTACTATTCTCAGATGAAATTTACTCGCCAGTTCCAAACGATTTGTATATCGCTTGTTTTGGACAAGGTTGGAAATGTTGCCATTGAATACAATGTGTCATCATTTAACACCAGAGCCATCTCTGACAGCCCGTATCCATTTGCGTCATCAAAGCCCAATACTGAAGTAAAAATGGCCTGTGTGGGGTTAGATTGATCAATTGACGCAATGACAGTCTTTGTTGCTCTTGTAATTCCAAACAAGCCTGTTCTTTCAGGATTTACATAGCGTAAAGTACTACCATCGACACCACCATCACCGAAAATCATTCTACTTACATAGTAATTGAAACTTGAGCCAATATTATTGGTGAGGCAATTAACTACTGAAGAACGGCCTCCAACTAATACGGTATTCTTGAAATCAATCACACGAGTTGATCCATTCTTATCATGAATAACTCCATTAACAAGACCAATTGAAGCTACTTTGTCATTTGTCATAAATCACCTTTTGTTTCAGTACCATCTCTTCTTAAAATAGTATATTGTATTCCTTCAAGTTGTTGAGAAAATTCTTCATTTTCTGGTTTTGAAGCTAACGTGTTAACAATTCCCATAGACATGTTTTCGACCTGACTTGTAATCAGTTCTTGACCGCTTCTGTCAATAAAGTTAAAGTCTTCACCCATGATTGTTGCTGCATCCTTTGTATATCTGTACAAATTATAAGAAACAGAAGTTCCGCCATATGTTTGTGCGCCAAAAGAATAAAATTTGCCAGTAATATAAACATATGTATCAGGACCAATTGTTTCTTCTTTTAAAATAGAAAACTTAGTTCCAGCATATTCAACCAAATAATTTTCAATAAAATTGCTGTTTTCAAGAGCATTTGGATCGCCTATGCTTGTGAATGTAGGCCAACCAATCGGCTTAAGGAGTTTCATTTGACTATAATTGAAGTTTCCTGTTGAATCATTAATTAGTCGTTTTAAAAACTTACCACTAGCTGACGCAACATCTCCAAGATTCCAATCAAGAATATAAAAATTTTGGGTATTATCATTGGAATAACCAGATATTAAATATTGTGTAAAATTTGCATCATAATAAAAATAATTTTGTGTAGTCAAAAATCTTGTAATATCATTTATTCCAACAGATGGACTTATCTCAACTCTTGCTCTTTTTGTTACAAAGTAATTTCCAGAAGAACTTGAAAGAATTATATTATTATTTTGATCAACAATTTTAAAATCAAAATTAAATATATTCACATTGTAAAGACTTCCATCATTTTCAATAAAAATTATATTATCTGAAACATTGATGATGTTATAATATGTGCTATTTGAATCAATATAAACTTTCCAACTATTTGTGGCATATCCATTTTGAACATCCCAAAGAGTTTTAATTGGGTACATTACAAAATGATATGTTTGATCCGATAATTGATAAATATTGTCTTGATAAATATCAAAATTTGCTGACGAAAATATAATATTTGATAATCTGAATGTAAAGTTAGAAGTGTTTATCAATTCCAAAGGTGATCCAGATGCAATTTTTGCTGTATGACCATTCGCATTACTAAGAGTGTATTCTCCAGCATTTACATGAGGTGCAAGAACTTCTAAAAATGTTTCTGGTGGGTCCGTGTCTAATCCAACATCATCTAAATTATAGAGCGGAGAAAACAATCTTATTTCTTCGTTGTAAGCAGTTGTTGTTCCAGAATCCTCAAGAGATTCTGTAGCAAGAACATTTCTTAAAACTTTATTGCTATACAATCCAAGTGGCATGTTTCTATTGAATACAGAATTCGCTTCTCCACTTATGATATTTTCATTTCCTGCATATTGAATCAAACATTGAATTGTTTCAATTGGAGGAACAATAATGTCATCAAAATAACCATTAAATCTTAATGTGTGCAAAACTGCATGAAATGGTATGTATTGTTCGATAATTTCTTGAGATTCAACCAATCTTGTGTTTGACAAATCTTGGATAAGAAGGTCTATGTTAAAATGAGAACTTATAGTGTTTCTGCATGGCTCAACAAAGTTTTTATCAATATCTTTAGGATCATATGAATCTCTTAAAGATCCATTGTATTCATCCATGTTATAAGCTTGTTCACTGTAAGGAAATTCTGTTCTGATTTTTCCAAATTTAATTGGATCGTAAAATGGATTTTTTACAGAAACAATTGAATCAAACAAAGAATCTGATTCTTCTATTACACGAGTGTTCCAGTCTTTTTTTGGAAATTCAAAAGTTCTGTCGTCTCTTGTATCTGCAAGAGGTAAGTTTGTCACATAGTTGTGTATTTGAATTTGTGTTTCTGTTTTAAATTCTTTGATTTGATATGTTATTTTAACTCTATCGCCAGCAGCTAATTCTTTTCCTTTCCACTTTAGAAAAGATTGACCACCGCCAGTCACAATTTCAACATTTGATAAATTTATTTGATAATATGATTTGTTATTATCTTCAAATTCAAGCTTGAAATATTCTTCATTAACAGGCAAAGATACTTTGTCCAATTCCCAAATTGTGTTTCCTGTATATGCGAACGATTCTGTGTATGTATAATCTGTTCCTACAAACCAAAGTTGTGAAAAACTTAATATTCTAATTCCCGCATCATCGAGAGCTTGCCTTAAGCCTTCAAATGTACCTTTTCTTTTATAAAGAGGTATCGCTTTTTTAATTTGCTTACGCCATCTGGTAGGATCTGTGCTACGCAGTGTCAAATTAAACATACTAGCCAAATAAACAAGTAGTTGTTCTTGTATGATATTGGCATCATATAAATCAATAATTTGATTGGCTAAGTTTTCTAAAACTGTAAAACCCTGGCCAACACTTACATTTAATTTATCAAGAATTTCAGGACTCAAATCTACTGCTGAATATTTCTGCTTATACATTTCTGGCAAATATCTTGTAAGAAGATCATAATATTTATCACGAGGTGTGCGATGTGTAGGGTTACTTGTAGTAGTGGCAATGTCTGAATCAAGATAAAACTTAATATGTGCGCTTATAGTATCTCCAGAAACATTTGGTTTCCATTTCCAACAAATAAAATAATCGCCTTCTCTAACATTAAATGCATCCCAGTAAAACACAAATCTAGAATAAGAAAGTTTAGAATCTGCTTCTGGTTTTACTATTGGAAACTCAACGCTTCCATCCTTCAACCACAAAGGGTTAGAACCACTTCCTTGCTGAAAAACAACCTGAGAATTTAAATAATAAAAATTAGTTTTTATTTGAGAACTTAAAAATGTTTGTTTAGCATCACTGGCATTTTTCAAATTTTCTTCAGTTGGATTATCACATGCTATATTATTAAGTTCGTAATATTTTAATTCAAGTCCTTTTTGTGAAGTTATTTCTTCATATTCATTTATATTTATATTTGCAAAATCTCTCTGAATATAATAAATTGTTATATCAACAAACGCATATGGATTTTCAGTAAAACAATCGTTGGCATCTGGAGTTAGAAGAATAAACTCCACCCTATCATTAACTTTTGGATTGTTATCAAATCTTTTAATCATTATTTTTACTCATATGTAAAGTTAACTTGAATATTTTCTGATCTAATAATTTCAAAATATCTAGCAATCACCTGTTTGCCGCCATTTTGTGGATTAGTTGTAACAAAATTGATTTCATATCTTCTCGGTTGTTGTAAATCAGACAAAGTTTTGACAATATCAATATCTCTTAAAATTTGACCATAATCCCAATTACTTAATGCAAAATATGCATTAACTCGGTTTTGTATTTGTGTTTTAATTTCATCTTGAAACTTTTTATAATATTTATCAAGAACAACATTTATAGCAATATCAACATAAATTATTTCTCCATCTTTTAATGAAATATAATCTGTTAACATTTTCTTGTCATTCATATAATCTTGGAATTCGTATTTAAACTGAGAATTTGCTTTGGCTAAATTAAAATTATCCAATTTAACAAGAATATAGAATTCGATGATATTAGCTGAACAACCACTGTGTCTCAAAACAGCGTTTGCCTTTCCCATCGTTCCATTATATGATGTCGTAAACAAATTAGCAAAATTTTTGTAATCACTGCCACTTACACACCTGTTTTGTGTTTGTGCATATACAGGAAGTTTATATCTAATATCATCAATTGTATCGCCTTCGTATCCAAACTCGCCTTTAGTGTAGTTTGTTAATGTTACAACTGCATTGTAAACTTCTCCATCAATTGGCACTAATGCTTCCGC